ACTAACTCATCGGAAATCCGTATCAAAAACTGGCACAAGGGGGCTTGTTTTTGGCAAAGAACTCTGCTAAATTACATCTGTAGCAATTGGGAAAGGTGCCTCAACTACTCGCGCCTACCCACTTGACACCAAAAATGTCATGTGCTATAATCAATTCAGCGATCGGCACAAGTCGATCCTTCATCTGCGGGTAACCATTCCGCAAGTAAATTACGAGGTTTTCAAATGATCAAATCTACTCTTGCAGCTCTGGCTGCTGCTCCCCTTTTCGCTGGCGCTGCAATGGCAGGTCCTTATGTGAACGTTGAAGCAAACTCTGGTTGGACTGGTTCTAACTACGGTGGCACTGCTGTTGACACTCATGTTGGTTACGAGGGTCCTATTGGTGAGTCCGCTTCCTACTATGTTCAGGGTGGCGCTACTATCAAGATGCCTGACGGCGGTGCTACTGACACCGTACCTTCTGGTAAGGCAGGTATTGGCGTCGGTCTGACCGATTCCCTCTCTGCTTACGGCGAAGTTTCGTTCGTTGGTTCGGGCGTTGCTGGTGTTGACCGTTCTTACGGCACCAAGGCTGGTCTGAAGTACAGCTTCTGATAAATACCAGTGTGTCTTTCGTGCGGCACACTCTACAATCGGAACACCCTTATGGGCACCTTCGGGTGCCCTTTTTTTATGCCTCTAAATAATACTACATGAATTTACATTATGAACTACAAACCTTATTCGCCCGAGTGGCACCGATGTAGATACTTAAAAGAAGCACTGTATAAGTATCTGGACGATTATGTTGATAATGATGTAATCATCAAAGATATTACAGACATCCTCTCAGAACGCTCTGAGAGGGCGTATAACGAGTTTTCACGAATAAATGATCTAGAGGCAAAACTGGGAGACTAACATGCTTTCAACCCAATACAGACTCCGTTTGGAGTTTATCTGCAAATGCATTATAAATGGGGAAGATGTAAAACTTGAAGACATGATTTGGGCAGAGAAGTTAGCAAAAACTCATACAACTGCCCGTGACTGGTTGAATAAGGCAAGGCGCAAAGCTGCTAATCCTGATATGCAGGAAGGTAGCATGGATGATTTTATGAATAAATTGGGACTGGGAGATCCAGACCCATCAAATCACAGAACAGGGTTCTCTTCAGCAGATGATATTGTTGATTGGTTCTCCCAAGACAAACCTGAAGATTGGAGACAACGTGACTAATACAGCAAGACGTAGGAAGAATAGAGATACTGAAGGAAAATTCTTCCTTTATGTGTTCTTCTTTCACATGTGGTCGGGACTCGTGAATTTATTGCGAGACGATGATTGACAAAACCTGAGAAACCGAGTAGGATAACTCTGTTCAAGGTTCAGAAGGGTAATGGCTCTATCAAATTCAGTAGAAGAAAGCTTGAAGGAAGCTTCTGCTTCTCTTCGTAATGCTTTAGCATATGCTGCAAGGCAAGAACGACCGATTGTTTGTACTCAGATCGCTAGGTTGATCAATGAGATTGAACAGATTGGATCTTTCGACACTATTTTAGATAAATTCGAGGAATTGACAAATGAAAAAGACTCTTAAGCGCATTGATAGCAAAGGTCATGAGGAGATCTGGGAGTGGGAAGAGACGCCTGAACTCAAGGCATTCATCAAGCGACAGTCAGTTGTTAATCTGTCCACGCCCCCTGTACGTCCTACATAATACATGGTATAATTACTAGGTAATCGAGACGAGACAATGACTACGCTTCCCAACTGGCAGCATCACAGCAAAAAAGATCAGAAGCGTAGTCTGAAACCCCAGGCAGTACGCCAAGCAAAAGCACGACGACAGGCGTTAAAGAAGAAACTTCTTGTGCTCGCTTAGCTATCTGGTGAAAGCACCCGACTCATAATCGGATACAGGTGGGTTCGATCCCCTCAGTGAGCATTGGGAGATTAGCTTAGCGGTAGAGCATTCGACTGATAATCGAAAGGTCGCTGGTTCGATTCCAGCATTTCCCATCCGCCCGTGTAGTCCAACGGCAGAGACAGAGGACTTAAAATCCTTCCAGTGTCGGTTCGAATCCGACCACGGGTATTCCTGTTAAATAGTAACAGGAAATCAAAACAATCGATTGTAATGGCAGTTTTCAGATACACCATCAGCAGGAAACATGTGTTTGTTGACAACGAACCTGTACTGATGTATTATGTTGAGAATATCCCATTTGCTTTTGATATTCTGGAAGATCACGAAAAACAAGATAAGTGGATCCTTTCAGAAGCAGCAATCAATCCAGAATATACACTTGAAGATATCTTTAGGTTTTCTGATTACTTGATTGCTGAAGAATGCCACCCCGTTTTATTCGAGTTGGATTTGATTAACCCTGAAGTTTTACCTGATGAACCAGTTTCTTGATCTATTAGAAGGCACCTTTGCCAACAAACGACAGGCACAAGGTCATCCTACTCGATATGCTCATATTAGGGTACAACATCGGAAAATTTCCGATAATCGTATCTATGGCGAACAAGCCTACAACTACCAACTAAATATACCGTATAGACAATTTGTTATTGAAGTAGTCGCTGAGAAGGGGCAGTTCCGTCTCAAAAACTATGAAATTGAAAACCCATCTAAATTTATTGGATGTAAAAATTTAGACCAAATCACAGATGACATCTTGACATACCGAGAAGGATGTGATATTATAATGAGACAAACGGGACACAACACTTACGAGGGTGGCACCTCTACATGTGAGTGTTGGGTGTATCGTCAAGGCATTAAAACTTACGTTCAGAATGAAGTAAAACTGTCTGAGACAGAATACAAAGTTCTAGATCGCGGAATGCACGCTGAGACACACCAAAAAGTTTGGGGTTCAAATTACGGAGCGTTTGAGTTTATTAGAGTATGAAATTAAAATATTGTGATAAACCTTCTCCGCATATCTTACTAGAAGATGTGTTTACTGATAGTCAATTGGTAAACATATGGAAGGAGTTAGAATTTCTAACACCAAACCTTGTTTCTGGTAGTAAAACTGCTCCTGCAAGGACTGCTGATAAAATATCCCTCAAACAAAACAAAGGGTTATTTTTATACCAGACTTATACTGACTCTAGAGTTTCTCCAATTTGTCAAGAATCTGCAAGGGTTGCATGGCATTCTGGTATTTCTGATTACTGGGGGGAACAATGGTTGAGATCTATGTATTCTCGTACTAATTGGGATGCTGTCCTTCTTAGTTACTATGAGAATAATGATCATTACATGCCACATATTGACGAAGCGGTTTTCACAATGCTATTATGGTTATGGAAAGAACCCAAAAAATTTCTCGGGGGAAATTTGCACTTTGCAGATCACAACCATGTGATTGAATGCAAGAATAATTGTGGTATAATCTTCATGTCTCATGAGAGACATGCTGTTGACCCAATTGAACTAAATACTCCAGATTATGGAAGATATTGCATTTCTTTCTTTTCTGGGATTAAAAATAATCCCCCCAAAGAGCAATTGGGGTTGTAGCTCAGTCGGTTAGAGCGCCTGCCTGTCACGCAGGAAGTCGTGGGTTCAAGTCCCATCAATCCCGTATGCCACTTTAGCTCAGTGGTAGAGCAACCGCCTTGTAAGCGGTAGGTCGTCGGTTCAAGTCCGACATGTGGCTCTGGCGCTATGATGTTTCATTCTTCATAGTGAAAAAGAATATGGGAGTCCATATCTCATTTTCTCCACGGGGTTCGGCTATACCTCGTTAACAAAATGGCCGCCACATCTGGTAGTCTATTGGTAAGGACACCCCGACAAGGGAGTTGGAAACTGGGTTCGATTCCCAGACAGATGTAGATAGAGGGTAAGCCTCTGTTATATCCTTGAGGTATATTACGCTTACTCCATCTGGGGGATTAGCTCAGTTGGTAGAGCACCTGCTTTGCAAGCAGGCTGTCAGGAGTTCGAGTCTCCTATCCTCCATCGCTATTTGCGAATAGCGAATATTCCTCTATAGCTCAGTCGGTAGAGCGTCTGACTGTTAATCAGAATGTCC